TGCGGTTTCGGCTGCGGCTTTAGCTGCTGCCGCCTGGGTTTCCGCTGCCGTTTTCGCCGCCTGGGCTTCGGTTGCGTATGTTTTAGCTGTTTCCGCCGCTTCGTTTGATTCTTTTGCAGCTTCCTGCGCAACTTCTTTAGCTGCTAATGCCTGGCTGTTTGTCCCCTCAACGGAAGCCGTAGCTTGTTGTAAGCTGTTGCTTGTTTTATCAAAGTAGTTTTGTAAAAAGTTCCCTAATTCTACTTCTTCATTTTCCTTTGTTAAGCAGTTCCACTTTATACGAATACATCTAGCCTTCGCTTCTACCTTAATCCTTTTATGACTACAGGTAATTGTATCCCCTATTTCAGCATTCACCAGCTGCTTATAGTTCTTATATTCTTCTGTCTGTGATAAGTCCACCATATTAACCGTATAATTAACAGTAGGCGTATCTATTCCTTTTTCATATTCTGCATTACAGGCAGATACTAAGGCTTTTCGTAACTCCGTTAAATTTGCATAGCCCGTTTCATCTTCGTTACAATCCTCTTGTAGCTTAATTTCTTCAAATTTTACTACACCCGCCTTTATTTCTGCATATTCCTCAATATTAGGACTATCTATCCAGGGTGTAGCACCTTCTAAGGTATGCCCGTTAAAAGCCACCGGGATAATTCTTGTAAGTGTTTCTTCTGTGCTAATAGATTCTTCAATACCTGTTAGATTATATCCAAATTCCGCCCTTACGCCTTTATCGCTTCCAAGCTGGCGCATTACATGAACATTGTAGTTATCGTATAATCTTTCACCGCCCCAGCGGTTAATAAAGCTGTTATCGTCGTCCCCAGCTATGGCTGATACTATATTTTTTCGTACATAGTACGCGGTGCTTATGCTTGTTATATCGCTGTAGCCTTTAAACTTCGTACCGCTAAATATAATATCTAATGCTTCCTGCCCGGTCTTACTTGTTGGTCTTACGTCAATTAATACATTTGTCAGATTGTCAAAGTAAATATGCCTTGCATATACTGTTACTTCGTTATCGTCCTTTATCCTGTTATATATCCTAAATAGCTGTTTTTCGGAATATGGCGTAGGGGCTGCTATTACATTATCATTAACCAAGTATTCCCAGCGTCCCAGGTCGTCGTATTCATGGGTTAGTTCTATCTGGCTAATTCCGTCTAGGGTCATTTCAAAATAACAACTTAAGGGCGTAAGCGTTATATCACCGTTCTTTTGGTAATTCGTATTATTACTAACATATACTTCTATCATAATTCCCGCCAGTTCGGCACTAATGCCACGTCGAACCCTTCCGTATATTTAAAAGTGTTTTCCCCTTCTTCCAGGTAAAGCCCTTCGTAATCCCCGGTCAAAGAAGCGTTGCTTATTTCATTGCTGGCATTAAAACATATTTTTAATTTTGTATCTATGGTTAATTGCCCGTCTACTTCTGCTTCTACCTGGTTTCCATTTACCTCTAATAACACCTTCCCGTTTCCGAACACTTTATAAATAGGCTGCGTTTTCATATAAGGGTTATACAAATATACCCCTAACGTCTTTTCTTCCTGTCCATCCACGCGATACATATAAGCTTCACAGGTAAATTTTATTTTAAATTTACCTATACGCCTTGCTGCCCTTTCGCTGTCTGTCATTTCTGCCCTTTTAACCATATAGTAGTATTCCGGGTCGTCGCTCAATATTAATCTGTTATCTTTCCCATTATAGAGCCATTTTTTAACCCTTCTTAGGTCTTGCGCCCATATATCCGGGTTTTTTGACACAAAGTTAAAACCTATAGTAATACTTATATCCTGGTATGTTCCCTTATCTACATGTAATTCACCGTCGCGCCCCTCTACCTTAATGGTTTTATATTCCCTTTGCGGTGTGGGGATTGTAGGGCGGCTTATTATGCTTAGCCCTACATCTTTACAAGATTCCCCGTTATAGAAAATATGGAATGTTGCCCGCATTATGCCGCCCCCTTAGTCTTGTCTTTGTCGTTTTGGTCTTTGGTAATGCCTTTTACAACTTCCTTCTTTACCTCTTTTGCAATTACCTTTTTGTCTAATGTGGTTGTGTTAGTAGTGTAAACAACTACCGTTATATCATTATTCGCTGTTACTTTTTTTGTATCTACTGTACTTCCTAAAGCTGCTACTGCTGCCGTCTGTTTAACTGCTGCTACCGGGTTAACCTCTGCTGCTACTTTTGCCGTCATACCCTGTAAATCTTCTTTTAAGTCCTTCTGTAATTCCGGCATTTCCGCGTCAATACCTACGCCGATTCCTTGCGGTATCATCTTACCTACTAAATCCCTAAACAATCTTGAAGGGGACTTAATACCCAAAGCGTCTTTTGCGCCCTGTAGCAAACTACTAGCCAGGTTTTTAACCTTATCTGTTAGCCAGTTCCAACCGCTACTAATGCCGTTCCAAATTCCCGAAACAATATTGCTCCCTATTTCTTTCATCTTGTCCGGCAAACTGCTTACACCATCTACTACAGAACTAACTAAGCCGCTGGCTGCTTCCTTACCTTTAGCAATTAAATTTGTCCCCCACGTTACTACCTGTGTTACAGCGTTAACAATGGCGTTCCATACTTTGCTCGGCATTTGTGATAATGTTGTGTACACCTGGCTTATAAGGTTTGTTGCTGCCGTTACTGCTTTTGTTTTCATGTTTTCGCCCCAGGTTGCTACCTGTGTTACTGCGTTAACAATGGCGTTCCATATCTTACCCGGAAGCTGGGTTAATAAATTTATAGTATTCGTGATAAGTTCGGTTGCTTTTGTAACCGCCTGGGTTTTCAAGTTTTCGCCCCAGGTTGCTACCTGTGTTACTGCGTTAACAATGGCGTTCCATATCTTACCCGGAAGCTGGGTTAATAAGTTTATGGTATTTGTGATAAATTCCGTTGTTTTCGTTACTATTGTGGTCTTAAGGTTTTCGCCCCAGGTTGCTACAAGCTGTACCGCTGATACAATCGCGTCCCATATCTTGCCCGGAAGTTCGCTAAAGAAAGTAAATACATTAGTGATAAACTTCGGAATTTCCGTAGTCGCCCATGTGTATAGGTCAAGTCCGAATTTTATTACTTTCCCAAGCGCAAAACCTATATAATAAGCTATCTTTTCCGGCAGTTCACTAAAGAAGGTCGCTACGTTCGTTACAAGCTGTACCACTCCCGTAACTGCTGCGGTCTTCATGTTTTCGCACCAGGTAGTAATATTCGTTACCGCTGATACAATCGCGTTCCATATCTTGCCCGGAAGTTCTTTAAAAAATGTTACTACATTTCCGAAAGTTTCTTTTACTTTGGCTACTAAATTATTAACAGTATTTCGGAATCCTTCGCAATGGTCGTACAGTAGCTTAAATGCACCCGCGAACGGATTTACCAATAATAAAAGTAAGCTTTGCCAGTTATTTTTTACAAAATCCAAAACTGAATTAAAAGCGTTTGGTATGGTTTCGGTGAAAAAGCTTGTTACCTTTTTAACTGCCGCTGGTATGGTTTCGGTAAAAAATCCGGCTATTGCCTGTACGACTGTCCCTACTACGCTTTTTATCTTTTCCCATACTTTTGCTACTGCTGCCCTTGCGTCTTCGTTTGTAGCTATGAATCCAATAATAGCAGCTACCAGCGTAGCAACAAGTGTAACTATCAAAACAATAGGGTTGGCAGCCATAGTAATATTCATTAACTTTTGTACTACTTGTGCCGCTGCTGTAGCAATTTTAAAACCTTGCATGGCTTGCGTGACTGCATTTATGAGGGTTGCAACCTTGAACGCTACAAAGCCCGCGCCGATTCCAGCTAATATACTTACAATCGTTTCCCCGTTGTCTGCTATCCAGCCTAAGCCGTTCAAAAGTGACGGCAAAACCGCTACTATTATTTCGCTTGCTTTTTCTACCAGATTTCCGAAGCCTGTAGCTATTTTATCCAGTGCGCCGCTTAAGCTGCCGTCTGTAAGGTCACTTTGCAAATTGCCTATTACACCTATTACATTATCTACTGCGTTCTGTAATGGTGTTTTAAACTTCTCGTATGCGGCTATGCCAAGTCCTTCCAACCCGCTTTTAAGAATTGTTATTTTTCCTTGTAAATTATCGTTCATAGTAGCCGCCATAGTAGCCGCTGCACCGTCACAATTATTTATATAGCCGCTTAATTCGTCGAACCTCTCCCCGCTATTTGCCAGTAAGGCGTTAACGCTCTTAAGGTCTACTTTGTTAAATATATCGTTAAGTACTTCTGTCTGTTCTCCCTGGGTCATTGTTCCCAGGATTTCGTTTAGGTCGTTAAAAGTATCGTTTAGCGGGCGCATATTGCCTTCTGCGTCGAATACTTCTAACCCTAATTCCTTCATGGTTGCTTTTGCTTTGTCTGTTGGTGCGGTAAGGCTTAGTATAACGTTTCGTAATGCCGTTCCGCCCGCTGCCCCCTTAACTCCGTTATCTGCAAAGATACCTAATACGGTGTTCATTTCTGTAACGCCGCCCGCTAAATTCTTAGCAGTACCGCCCACAGTTAATATAGCTTCTCCCAGCTGCTGTACATTCGTATTGCTCTTTTGTGAGGTTTTAGCCATTTTATCTACGAAGCTTTCCGTAGTTCCGGCTGTATCCCCTAATGCGCTCATGCTGTCCGTTACCATGTCGGAAGCTAAAGCTAAATCCATCCCCCCAGCTGCTGCCAGGTTTAAAACTGTCGGTAATGTTTTTATAGACTTTTTAGCGTCGTATCCAGCTAATGCCATATAGTTAAGTGCTTCTGCCGCTTGCGTTGCTGTAAACTGTGTAGTAGCCCCGGCTTCTTTCGCTGCTTTTTCCAGGCTTTCAAATTCTTCGCTTCCGTTAGCTATTTCTTCGGCTGTCATTCCCATAGTAGCCGCTACTAGGCTCATGCCGCTTTCAAAATCTGAACCTACCCCTATCGCTGCTGTAGCTAAGTCTTTTATGCCTTTGGCTAACGCCTTAACACCGTTTATAATAGCGTCCGCTATTAAATGAGCCTTTATAATATCGCCCAAGCTTACTGTTTTCTTCCCGGTCGCGTCCATATCTTCCCCGGCTGCTGTTATCTCCTGTCCAAAAACCGTCCACTTCTTTTTAGCGTTATCTAATTCTTCTTCCGTTTCTTTTAATTCTGTCTGTTCTTTTGTTAAAGCTGCCTGTGATTCATTTAGTTTGATAGTATTTTTTGCTATCGCGTCTTCCTGTTTCTTTACTGCGTTTTCAGCCTTAGCGTGTGCTTCTTTTGTTTCGTCTAGCTGTGCCTTTAATTTCTTGCTTTCTTCGCTGTCTTTACCAGTCGTCTTTACGCTTTCCTCATAAGCCTTAGTAAGTTCTGCTACCTTCTCCTTTAGTTTTTGTTCTGCGGTCTGCAATTCCTCTAACTTTTGCTTTTGCGTCTTTAAATTGCTTTCCTGGAGTTTTATAGCTTCGGTCTGTAGCTTAATCTTAGCCGTTAGTTCTGTTTTCTTTGCCTTAAGTAAATCCGTCTGACTTCCTAATGCTTTCGCCTGCGCTGCTTCTACCTGATATTCACTTGTTACAAGCTTCATCTGCGTAAGCATGGACTTCATTTGACTGGTAAATTCGCTTGTATTAGCCCCAACTCGTAGACTAGCACCAGCCATTTATAAACTTACTCCCTTGCTGCGTTTCTCTCATATTCGACTTGAAATACAACGTAGTCTAGTAGGTCGCTTAAATCCGATTCTAAACACTCTTTGTAGCTGTTTCGCATATTTTTAATACATATCTGCAAGATGTTATTTAATGCACCCCTGTACGATTCCCAAACTTCTACCTGTGTTTCGTCCTCTATGTATCCGTTTTCTTTGTCGTATTCATCAAATGCGCTGCCCTGGTTCGTTTCCTTTTGGCTGTCGTTAAGCATTTCGCTTAACTCTCTTATTTTCGCATTTACCGAAGTGTCTATAATTTCCGTTACGGTTTTGAATGTATTAACTATTTCTGCTACGTCCAGCTGTTCTATTTCTTCTTCCTCTATCCGGTCATTAAAAGCTGTTCTGATAACGGCAGAATAAAGGTATAATAAGTCGTTTTCGTCGTTTGTTTCACTAATCAACCCCATTAATTCCGTATAATGCCTATACGCATATGTGGTTATATTGTAAAATCTCTTTAATTTTCCTTCGCACCTTAAGCAAATGTCAATTATGCGTGTGAACTCAAATTTTTTTTTGCGTCTTCCGCCTGTTCGCCTAATCGCTTAATAATGTTTGCATTGATAAGCGCAAAATTAAAAATGATTTCCGAAACATCTTCTAACCCCTGGTTAGCTTCTTCAAAAGTAAATTGGTTATCGTATATTTCTACGATTGCCCCTACCATAGCGTCTAAATCTTTGTCGGTGTATGTCTGCTTATCCGGCGTTACCAGTTCGTTATATACTTCCCTAAACGCCCGGTATTTCTTACGCCCGATTTTACCGCTTTCGTACTCTTTGCCGTTAATCGCTATTATGCTTGTCTTTTTGGTTTCTACAATCTGTTCCGCCTGTATATTGGTCTTATTCATAATTTCCGCATTGATAAGTGAGAAATTAAGAATAATACTGCTGATTTCGTCTAATTCTTCGTTCGCTTCATCAAAAGTAAATTGATTGCCATAGACCGCTACTATTGCTTCTACCATAGCGTCTAAATCTTCGTCGCTAAAAGTCTGCGCCGTTGTTTCCTTTCCTAAAAGACGTTCGTACACTTCCGCAAACTTCTTATATTTTTCTCTTGTGATTTTGCCGCTTTCATACTCTTTGCCGCTTAAGTTTATTTTCATTGTATCGCCCTTTCTATAAGGGTGTCAGATTCTGACACCCTGTAAGTCATTCTTCTTCGTTTCCTTCCGGGGTTACTGCTACTGGCTTGTACTCCTGTACTTTTCCGAACCAGTCCGCTATAGCTTCCGCTGCCGTCTTATCTTCTTCTAACAGGTTGCTTTCATCCACAATAAGGGCATAAAGCTTTTTCTTTTCGCCGTCTATCGTGTCTTCCTTCTTTCTTGCGTAGAAGGTAAATACAAGCTTAATTGTCTGTGCCGTCTTCTTGTCCTTAATCGTTTCGTAGGATACGTCCGGGTGTTCTGCTTTTCCGCAATAGTACCAGGAAAATTCATATTTTCCGTTGCCCTGTTTCGCTCTGAATCCTAAAGCTACTTCCTTAGCCTTGTCGCTTTCCGCCTTGACTAAGAAACCATGCTTATACAGGGTATCAAACAGAAGCGAATAATCACCAGGGGCTAACCTGTTTACTTCAATTTCAATTTCCGACTTCTCATACGTTTCTATGGTATCTTCTACTTCGTCGTCGCTGTAGGTGTATTCCACGCTAAAGGTATCCTTCACCGTAGCCGACAAAGCTTTAGCAAGCCTTACCGGGATGTCAGCCGCGTATACGTCCTGGTCGTTTGTCGTAACCTCTGCTACGCAAATATCCTTTAAGCCTACTAATCTGCTTCGTGTAATTGTTTTGGTATTCTCTTTTACTTTAGCCATTACTTGCTAATCTCCTTCCGCATTCAGCAAAAAACAAAATCGGGCTGCTTTATGGTACAAACCTTTTTCTACTTCAAATTGGTCATTACCAGCTATATAAGTAAATCCAGCTTTCTTAAGCAACTTCTTAACTTTGTTTTTCAATTTAAAACAGTCTTCTTTACTCCATATATCTACTTGTATGTAATATTCTTCTTCTTCGTTTGTATCTTCACTGTAATTAGTGTCATTGTCAGTCATGTAGTAAAAAGTAATGTGTGTTTCTTCGATTTCCTGGTTGTACCAGCCTTCTTCTACATGTATCCCCGTAATACCTATCACTTCCGCGATAAAAGCCGTTAAGTCCAGGTCTTCATTATTAGGGTAGTTGTGTATCACTTCTTCCAATTTTTCTTTTTCTTGTTCGTTTAAAACAGCCATACTTAACCCCCTAACTTCTCTTTCAATACCTTTTCGTATTCTTCTTCCGCGATACTCTTAAATTGCGGATATATGCTATGTGCCGTTTCCAGCATAAACCGCTTGGGCTTGTGCATACTTGAACCCCATTCATGAAATTTCATGTAATAATACGGGGAAGTGTCCGCCAGTTCCCAGCCTATGACCTCTCCATAATTCCCGCTTTGTGTACTGGCTTTCTTCGGTACGTTGTCCGCTGCGTGCTGCCCTGTCCTGCTGCCTTTTCTGCCTGACTTTGACGGGTTTTTACTGTATGCTTTCTTTCGTATTTGTCCCTTTGCTTCTTCCTGTGCTATTGCCCCGGCTCTTTTAACGATTTTCTTATTAAGTTCTTTTAATTCCGCGTCTGTACTAAGCCTTTCAATCTCCCTATATGTTTCTTCCAGCCCTTCAAATTGCATTGTAATATTAAAACCCATTTATACCACTTCCTGCGCCTTTAAAACTACCTTCTTACGCTCATATTTGCCGTAATCGACGTTGATAAGGTTAAATACCCTATTTCCCCACGCAACGCGGTATTCTTTGGTATTAAGGGCTTCTAACTTCGCACAGAACCTTGTTTCAAAGTTCATCACATTTTTTAAATCAACTTCCAGCGCGTCATATAGTTCCTTACCGTACAAACTCTTTATATCGCACCAGCATTTAAAGTAATCTTCCCAGGCTTCTACGGGTCTTCCCTTTTCTACTTTCTTGCTTCGTTTCTGAATCATTAAGTACATGGTTAATTCCCCACATTCGCCAGTTTATCTAAGATTGTTTTTGTGATAGTATCCGTTTTCGTATTGACGCTAATTGTCGTCGTCCTTCTGTCGTACATATCACCAATAATTTTCTTTTGCAGAAGGGCGGCTAAATTCCGCCCCTTTTTGTAATCTTCGTAACTGTCGTAATTTTTTCGCTTTTTATATCCAGTACCTACGCAACCGTCTATATAAGCTTCTGCTGCTTCTATGAAGTCTTGTATTTGTGCGTCGTCTTCATCATATCCAACGCGCAAATAGTCCTTAGCGTCTTTCAGTGATAATATTTCTTTATTCTCCGCCATTATAACGCCCCTTCCCGGCAGCTATTAGGCAACGGGTGTAAACTCTACCTTATAGTCTGCCCTGTCGTCCAATTTCTCACAGTCAAAGCGTTCCTGTACCTTAAGTGCCACTTCGTCGGATTCAAAGAATACGGATTTATCCGTAGACACTGTGTAGCCCTTTCTTTCAAAAAACTTAACCAGCGCATACAGGTTAACCACATAAAATACTACTGCGCCTTGGGTGGAAGCTGTGATAGTTTCATCACTTAAGGTAACAAGCTGTTTGTTTTCAAAATAATCTTTTCCGTTTACGGTTTTAACTAAATCCAGGTTACGCCCGTTCTTGTCTTCCTGGGATTTCAAATACACATACCCGGTAAGATTCGTAATAACGATTGTCTTCGCCCGAAGCGTAGGCAACACACCATCAATAACAGCCTTCACCCCGCGCCAATCCTTCACGCCTGTAGACTTGTCAACCGCTGCCGCTTCCACAATCTGTAATATTTCGTCGTTCTCACTGTTAACTGCTGCTTCCGCAAAATCCGGCTTAATAACGTCCTGGACAATATTAACCGCTTCATCTTCCTGTAAATCATTTGCAATCGGTACTAACGAACCGTAATTCTCAATGAGATATGTAATGTCTTCTGTGTTGGCAGCTTCACCCGTTAACTTCGTACCAGATTTATACTTTGTAAGCTTCTTGCCGCCAATCTTCGCAAACGGCATTTTACCATGATTAGAAGTAGCCCTAACAATGTGGCAATGTTCTTTTAAGCCGGGGAAGCCTTCGCGCAATACCTGAATGTCATTAACAAACTGTTCCGGCAAAATAGCGGCGTTATTATCAATGTTCACCGCCGCCCTTTCTTCTTCTGTCAAAGCAGCTTTTCCCCTTAATGCATACTTAACCGCTGTACGCAATTCACTTATTGCGGTTGTCGTTCTCTGTTCTGTCTTTTTCTCCTGGTTTCTTAATTCCTGTTTTTCGTCTTCGTCTTCGGCTTCTCTCACCGCCAAAAGCTTAAGCAGTTTCCTTTTTTCCTCTAACGCTGCTTCTGCTTTGTCCGCGTCCCGGCTCTCTAAATAGCCGTTAATTTCTTCCGTTTTCTTTCCGATTAACTCTCTTAATTCCTGTACTGTCATTTCTCAATACTCCTTTTTGTTTTCTTCCTGGATACTTAATAATTTTTCTTCATTTTTCAGCTTTTCAAGCCGTCTTTCCTCTTTGGTTTCTTTTTTCATCTTTTCAAAGCTTCTACAGCTTATTTCTGAACTGTCGTAAGCTGGGAAGGTGCAAGGGCTGACTTCTCGTAATTCTGCTTTTACAATGCTTCTTTTGTAAATTTCTTCGCCTTGGTGTTCTACCTTACTCCACTTATCTTCCTGGCAGATAAAGCCGAAGCTGCTACCGTCAACGTCCCCACGTTTCACGCTTTCTTTTACATCACTACCCCAGGTGTTATTAGGTAAGTCAATATCATAAGCTAACCCCGTCGTATCTGCCGTATTAAAGCGCAACGTATCATTCTTTGTACTCCCTAACGGTCTGCCTGTATCGTGATTCCATAAAGCTTTTATTTCCCTTCCGGCTTCCTTACAGCTGTTCACGCTTTCATCAAAACACCCTGTAGCGATTTCTTCTAAATACTTGTCGCCCCAGCGGTCTACAATCAGTACAGGCGTATTATACTTAACAGCGTAACCGCCTATCGTACTGCTTTCTTCGCCATCTGCTGCCGCTCTTACTTCCAACGCTAACCCTTGATAATTTGCATAATAACTTCGTATCTCTTGCGTTACTTCTTTTTCATTTTCCGGCATTTCCTGTACTCCCTTCTGTTTTCTTTCCTATGTCTTTCAGTTTCAGAACTCCGGCGTTTACGATTAGGTCGTCGCCGTCTGGTAGCTTCTGCCTTTGTAATTCTAATCTGGCTTCATTTGATGTATAAATCCCGTTAGAAACATAGCCGCATAATATTTTTTGCTGTGTTTCTGCCGAAGTCCTTAAAATTACATTGGTGTTAAACCTGGCTTTAAAACCTTTTTCCCTTTTTTCTTTGGTTAATGCACTCCACGTTACTTCCTGTTCGATTGATTCATACAGAATTAATAAGGTATCTATTAAAAAGCTTAATTGCTGCTGCTCTAACGAATTATTATTCGTGTCCTTAAGGTCATTCAGCTGGTGCATTTTGATTCCAAATAACGCCGCTATCTGGCTAATTGTCATTCTTCTAATCTGTTCGTATTGTGCGTCCGCAAGGGATAAATTAACAGGCTGTACCGTAAATCCAGCCGGAACAGTAAAAATACGCTTACTTTTACTGAAAAGTTTAGAAAACTTGTCTTGTATCTTTCCTAACTCCTTACTGTCCTTTATGTCAGACGTAAGTTGTACTACTATTTTGTTCGTAAGCCCGCTATCAAATAAGGTATTTAGATAGTTCTGCGCCTTTATCTGGCTATCTATTGTACTTTTTACAATTTCCCTAATAGGCTGTGTGTGTATTCCGTCCATTGTGAAGCCCTTAAATATTAAAAGGTCTTCATATAGCCCGTAATCGCTTTCCCTACTGCCTGTTACCCGATATTGCACTAAGACTTTATTTCTAAGCTTTGATTTCAATAAGCCCACGTCGTCTACCGTCATTCCCTCTATAGAACAAGGGTACAAGGCTACTATTTCGCCACACTTTCCATATTGCTTCACAAACGCGCCGACGCCTTCGTGCTGCCTGGTAGCTTCTATGGCTTTCCATGCGTCTATTGCTGTCATATATGGATTAGGTCTAAGGCTAAGTAATTCGTTAAGAGGGTCTTCCGTTGCCCGTCTTATCCCTTCTTCCGTTTCTTGTACCAGATAAAGGGGGGTTTTTGCTACCGCTTCCGAAAGTTGCTTGATACAGGTAAAGTACGTCGCTTCTTTCATTGCTGCGCCGCTTTGTTCTGTATCCACTCCGAACACTCTAAGAAATAGTTTTTCTTCGTCCGTAAGTGGCGTTTCGTTTGTGTCTTCTTCTCTTTTTTCTAAAAAATCTAAAAACATTACTTTTTACCACTCCTTACTAACATAATTGCTACTGCCAGCACTTCGGCACTTAAAATATATAAACCTAAGTGCCTGTTAATATCGTATGTCGTGGCAAATATTAACGCCAGGGCAGCTACTAATAGCACGTCCGCAATTATCATCTTTTTATTTTTAATTTTCTTTATCCTCTTAAGCACTTAACAACCTTTCTACATTGCGTCCAGGTATTCAACCGGGTTGTAATGTTCTATTCCGTTTTCTTCGATACATAGCAGCAGCCCCATAAGCATAGCTATAATACCGTCTATCTTAAATTTTGATTTCTTCTTACTGTATTTCACGCCTAACATTTCGTCGTAAACTGCTATGCAGTTTTTCGCCATGAACCGAAAGCACTCATTTTCAGTTATAATAATTCGTTCATCTACTAACAGGTTTTCAAAATCATTTATAACCTGTGTCATGGTCTTAGTACCCTGTCCCAGCGGTATAACGTCCCAGCGTTCTTCTAGTCTGTTTACGATTGTCTGGCTTCCCCACTGGTCGAAGCCTATTTGTTCTACCCTGTATTCATTGTCTAACTCTGTGGCGTGGTCTAAAAATCTTTCAAAGTTAATGTATTTTCCATCCAGAGCGATTAAGTCACCTTTCTTTATCCAGTATTCATAAGGGTTATTGTCCTTATGCTGCCTATACGCTACGGTTTCTTTTGGCGTATACAGGTATGGAACAACTATAAATCTACCCGTCGTTTCTTCATAAAACACCAATACATAGCCTGTAATATCGTTTTTACTTGATAAATCCAAACCACCCCAGCACTTCCAGCCTTTTAAGTCTTCCAGGTTCACTTTTTTTGTACAAGCGTCCCATAAGTCCATATTGATAGCACCTTTTTCATGGTCTAATGCTACATGCTGGTTTAAAAACATACGTCTAAACATATTTTCTTGCAGCGGCATAAGGCGGATACGTTTAGCGTAATTTGCCAGGTCTTCCAACTTCCTAAATACACCTAAAGCCGGATTCGATTGATACCATTGCGTTTCATCTTCTACATTGCAATCCTTATCAGCTTCATAGATTTTATAATAAAAGCTGGGGTCTGCCAGTTCTCCGGCTTCAATCTTTTTTGCCATTGTATAAAGCTGCATTTCCGGGTTAGCCGGGTCTTCACCGCTGGAAGCTGTCGTAATCGTCATAATTAACGGTTCTTCCCATGCCCCTTGTCCCGTCCTAAGTTTTCCGTACATTTCATCATTTTTAGCCTGGTGTATTTCGTCCAGTACTGCCACATAATCGTTAAAACTGTCTGCGTTGTCTGCGTCTGATGAAAGCACCATTAACTTATTACCGCTATCTTTTCTAACAATGGTCTTTGTGCTGCTTGTTATCTTGCAATATCTTCTTAACGTCTTATTCGTCTTAATAAAGTGTTCGACAGTTCCGTATAATTCCCCGGCTTGCTTTGTAGTGTTTGCTGTTAAAATAAAAAGCGCGCCGAAGATATGACGTTGACAGAAGAACAGGTATACTACAATAATCGCCGCTAAGAATGATTTCCCATTTTTACGCGGTATGTTTATGTGTGCTTCTCTGTGTTTTCGCTTACCGTCGCTTTTCCTCTTAACGCATAGGATTTCTGTTACGATTTCAAATTGAAATTCTAACAATTCAAAACTTCGGCTTGCCCCTCTATCATTTGTCAGCTTCGACACGAACTTAAATATTTTTGCCGCTTCTTCAACGTCGTAATAATATTCTTCCGTATCCCATTTCTTTTGTAACTTTTCCAACCAGGAAGCTAATAGCAATTCCTTTTTAATCATGCGCTACCATACCGTCTAATTCCGGGTCTATGCCGGAATCCGGCACGCTCCCCGCTTCTCTCATTCGCTGCCGCGCTGCCGGGGTTAATCCTAATTCTTTCGCCCAGGCTCTTAACTCTGTCTGTGCCTTATTTGCTATGCTAACTTCTGGTCTTTGTTGTTCGTACCCGTTATCGCCTACTTCCATGCTGTAGCCTTTTTCATCTATAATCTGTTCGCATTTCTGCCACTTCGCATAATTCATACAATAGGCTTCTAAAGATTTTAAGTCTTTGTCTGTAAACTCCCTACCTTCCGCCGCGAAAATCTTCGCTACCCTTCGCCATTCTTTTTTAGCTACATCATTTAGCCACTTCGGGCAAGGTTTGGGCTTATTCTTCTCTTTGTCTTCATTTGCCATCTATCCACCTTCTTAACACTCCCCCCTATAGTAAAAATCGACTTATTTTTTCACGTCAACTTGAACTCGGGACTTTTTAAATTGATTTCATAACTTTTATATCCCCCCGCCTTTTGCGAACCTCTACATAAATTCTTTGTGGAAGCGTTCAAGCATTGCAAATAATTTTATTTGCATAATTCGTTTGCTAGTAAAGCTAGTTTCATACTCTGTATGTATGCGCCTATGATTCGCTTCTGTCAGTCCGATTACATTCAGCGGGTCTAACCGTTTATCCCATGCTTCCGTTATCTCTTGTATGTGGTGATAGTTTTCAGCTGCCAGTATCTTACCTGTGGTGTAGTATTCGTATATGTCTATACCTAACTGTGCTGCTGCCTGTGCTGCTCTGAATAGTTCCCAGGCTTTGCTATTATAAAACTGCTGCCGCCGGGCTTCTTCTTCGTCTTCCATACGTTTCCGTTTGTATTCCCTGTACTTCGCCCTGTCAGTATCCCTATGTTTAGTACAGTACTTAACGCCCGCTTCTACTACCTTGTGGCAGCCTGGATAACTGCATAGCTTCTTTAACATGCTTTACGCTCTCTTTCTATCCGCGCCGCCCTGGATTTCATGCGGCGCGTTGAGGTTTAGGACAAACAAAAGAGAAGAACTAGGCAAGGGGTTAGTTACCCTTACCTGGTTCTTCTCTTGTTCTGCCTATACAGTACCACAAAGTTTGAATAGTTTCAACTACTTTTTTGTAAGTTACCGCCATACTTTTATTACTTTGTGTGGCGTTTCCTATACCTTCTTTTGGCTGGTAAGCTATGCATACGTTTCCAGTTATTCGACTTGCCCTTATTCTGTTCTAATAGCTGCTGCCGTTTAATACTTCTTTGTAGCTGCTGCCGCCTGTCATATAATGACTGCTGCCGTAGATACTTCTTTAGTTCCTCATTCCCTAATTCGGCAGCTAAACTATTATATAAATCTTTAAATGTTCGTATTACTGGCTTTATTGCTTCCGCTACCGTTGCCGCCAGGCTTTGAAATGCTGTTGTTATTCTGTCCCATTCTTCCGCTGTCCCGTTCCATTCTTCCGGCGCAATACTCATTCCTCTTTACCCCCTTCCAATACTTCCAGGTTTATAGGTTCTATCATATCTTCCAGCAACGTATAATATGGCTTCTTATTCCCCGGTGCTGCTTTGAGGTTTATGTATCGGAAGTGTACGAAGTATACGAATATATCCAGGTCTTCCAGCTTGCGTACTTCTTTTACCGTTCCAATCTTCCCCAGGATATGCTTAATATGTTTCTGCTTAACTCCCACTTCCTTAAGCCTGGCTTCATTGCATATAACCTTGATTCTTTGTCCTTTTCTTATCTCTGCCATATTTTCTACCTCTATTAGTTTCGTGTGTTGCCAACATCATAGATATTAGGAAGTTCTAATTTACAATAGCAATCTTGACACAATGCTAATTGCATTGTTGCTTCTGTATTGCCAATCGGGCTACCCGTATCTTTTATACTAGTCGCATAATTTGTAACTCGTTTGATTTCTAAAAATGTTGCTATCTTATCACAATCTTCTCCGCACTTATCACATAATACTTTAAACATGATTAACTCTCCTTAGTTTGATAAATTTAATTTAGTTACTATATCCGCTGCGCAACATGCAGAACAGTGCAACAGAACTACTTATATCCCTGTCCTTCGGGTGTGAATTTTTAATACACACTAAGTTGCAATTATTAGATGTAAGTTCTTCTGCTTTCGTTGGGTTTTCAAATTCTTCATGTTTGTCCTTTATGTGCGGAATGGGGCAATAAACGCCAACATTATAAGGCAACTCGTTAACCACTTGCTTATATAACCCCATTGGCATTATGTAATAATTTTTATCCATTATGAAATTATGACCATTCTTATTCTTGTAGTCTGCTAAGCAGCTTTTAACCTCATAGGCTGTGAATGAGCCTTTTTCAATCCCGGAAGTAGATTGATTGACAGGACTAAATGTCATAAAATCAATTCTGCACTCATTACTCCGTCCGTAGTTAAAAGTAACTTCGTCCGCCCAATATTTACCACGTAAAATGTCACGGATTAATAAATTACCTAATGTCTTTGTTATTTCCTTTCTACTCATTTTTACTTACCTCTTCTAAATTTTTTGTTCTTTCTAAATCCAGCTTTCTACAATGCATTTAACATCTTCTTTACTTCTTGCGAATGGCAGCATATACGGGAAGGTGTTTGCTATATCTTCCCGTATTTCTTCTACTGTTTCTTTGATAAGTACCGTATTTGTCGGCTTTGTTCCGTCAAATATTCGCGCTATGTATTTGTTTGGGTAATCTTCCGGCTTTTGGTATACGCATATTATAGGCTGCCGCAATTCGCTTATATCCACTTCCAAAAAGCTATTTACTTCTTTAGTCTTCATTGCTCCATCCCTTTCGTGCTGCCAGTTCGCAATTAATAACAATTTCCTGTAAGATATAAAAATCATCTTCGCTTATGTATTCCTTCAACACGAACAAATCAGCTGTAAGAATACCTGTAGCTTCTGCTATGTCTAATTCTTCGTCTTGTACGACTGCTGCCGGGGCTTCTTCTTGTGGTGGATTCATACACCCTTCAAAGCCTTTTGTTTCCTGGCTTTTCTGCTGTTTTGCGGTGTCAGATTCTGACACTTTTCTAGCTGTCCTTTTAATGGTGTTTTTCAGTATATCCACTATACCAAAATACCCCGCTGCTAACATAGCTTCCAACAGTTCCAATAAATCAAAATCCCTAAGATACTCTTTGTACTGGTTGTCTTTACTGTCTACATTAAAGCCCCTGTTATCGAAGTACGCTATATACTCCTTCCCTTCATGCTTAAAATCAAATGTTTTCTTTCCTGGCGTATATTTGCCGCCTTCATCATAGCAAAGCTTCTTCCTGTAGTCCTCAATGACATTAAGCAGCGCGTTAATTCCTCTGCTGCCCTTATAGCTTTCTATAAATTCCTGGCTAAATGCGCCAGAATGAAGGATAGCCACAATATAGCAGCTGTACGGAAGTCCCATGGGCGTATAATTCGGATTTAATGCACCATCTACCGTAAAGTGCGCTGTATCTCTCTTTATACTTTGCCCCCCTGTTACTTCCGGGTATTCGTCTAAGTCCTGCTGCCCTGGTATTTGCTTCTCTGGCTCTGTTTCTGTCTTTGGTATCAACTCATTAACCAGCTGTACGAAGCGTGCCCAGGTTATTTCATCTGCATTTCTTAACTTTATCCCGCGTGGGCTGCAATCAAAATCAAAGCCTATGCTATTACCGCCATTATGACTTTTCCCGTAATGCTCTATCAATAAATCCTTAAGCTTACTTCTATCACCGTCGTACCTAATCGCCCTTTTTTCATAAAATGCCTTTATGTCTGCTGCCGTAGGTTCTTTTTTAGCCTTTTCTTCGTCAACCATTTTCTTAACGTCTTTGCTAAGTAATTCGCCCGATTCTATAACTTCTTTCTGCTTGTCTTCTGGCAGCCTGGACGTTTCGTAAGCCGTTGTAAAGTTTATATCCCCGTTCTTAAAGGCTTCTTTTCCGTCTTCGCATAGGTTATTAGTGATACTTTCCATTTGTGCCATTTTCCCCGTAGATACCCCGATAGCGTCCGCTATGTAATCGCGCATTTTGCCTTCTATAATCACTTCGCCCGCTTCCCTGGCAGCAATAAGGTACTTTTTAAATTCTGCTACACCTTCTGTTAATTCCCAATCATTCAAGCGGCGATTAAAGATATTTGCACTATGTAGCGTTAACATAAACATAGCTTCGGTCATTTCCCTAACTTTACAGTCTATAAGTTTAAAACTGTCGTGTCCGCGCTCAATGTTAAGGACTGCTGCCGCCGTTCTCCTATGCCCTACTATAATCCTGTCTTGTCCATCTACCCGCCCTACTATGACTTCCTGTAGCTGCCCTACTAATAACATATTGTCCGCCAGTTCTTCTATATCTTCCTGGGCGTATTTATTACGTTCGCTGGGAATAAGTGTACGCGGGTCTAATCTAACCCTTCTGTATTCCTCTGTAAATATAACATTGTCTTTGCTGGTCTTATTCAGCCTGTCGCCTATTCCTATTTTAGCCATTGTTTACACTCCCTTCTTTCAGTGGACACCAGCTTTTAGATGTTTTCAATACTAATTGGCTGTCTTCCCACTCGTGCTTTGCTTTACCGAATCCAATAAAATTATTAAGTGGCAGTCCATGCTTATCTTTCATTTCATGTACCTTTTCGTGTTTACAATAATAAGTACTTCTACTTTTTCTATTGCTGCTATATTCACTTTTTGTCCTTCCTGTTTGCTTGCAATACACACACTCTTTACATTTTGTCATTATCTGTATCCCTTTCTGGTTTTCTCTGACAAATCCATATATTCTAATACCAAATTCTTATAATCCCTGGTTGCTGCGCTACGTGGCGTTACTTCTGCCAGGCTCTTTCTTTCCTCATACGTCCAGGCGTTAACCCTCTTGCTGTATCGAATATGAGTATTAAAAGTGCTGTATTCGCTCTGCTGTAATGCTTCTTCACCTTTTATTATCTCTATATCCTTCGTAAACATAGTTACCAGGCATTTAACCATATGCAAGCCAGGATTATAGGGCTTTATTTCCTCTATAACGTCTGTCAATTCTTCCATGCCATCTAAAGCGTTCTTGTCCGGCTTTATTGGTATAATAACGTCGTGTGCTGCTGCCAGGGCATTAAGTACATTGATTCCTACGCCCGGCGGACAATCAATAAAGCAATAATCGTAATTTCCTTCTACCTGGCTAAGTGCGTCCTTAAGCCTTGTAAGCTGGGCTGCTTCCTGGTCTAACATAAGGTCAACTGCTGCCGCGTCTAAATTCATATTGGCTGGGATAATATCAAGACCATTTCGCCCGCTGGCTCTAATCACATCTTCTAAAATTACGTCTTCATCCCTTAAAATGTCTTCCATGCTCTTACAGTTATAACTATGTACACCGAAGAACTTACTTACGTTACCTTGTATGTCATTATCCACAAGCAGCACACGCTTTTTATAAATTGATACCAGGTTTAAAGCCATGTTAATAGCTGTCGTACTTTTTCCTACACCGCCTTTTAAATTTACTATAGCTGCAATTCTCATTTACCTAACCTACCTTTCCTTAATAATCAATTATTCCCAAGATACAGTATCCCGGTTCTATCCCTGGGTAGCCTTCCAGCATATATGTAATAGTTACCCTGTGTTCACGTCCTGTTAACGTGCTGGTTTCTTTATTCCACTCCCTTAGTACCATGTCGTCACCTGGCTTATAATCCCGGTCATTCTTACGAACTTCAAAGGGCTTGTAGCCTTCTATCACATCTTTAAAAAATTCACATTCACACTTTACATGGTGTACTTTCTTCTGTCCTGGCTCAATTTCCATAGAAGAAAATAGCCATTTAATTAACCATGTAAAAAAACTTTTGATTTTCTCTTTCAACCCTAAACCTACCTTTCTGCGGCAGCAGTTATTAGGCTCTGCCGCTGGTGCTTTGTTTACTGTTACTTCGTGATATATAAAAATTCCTTGCTTGCCAACCCCATAAGGCGGGTTATCTTTAGTAATTAGCGTAGTGTTCTACTGCTGCTTTTTCCTTTATTTCTCCTTTCCGTTCTTTCCTGGCAGCCTTATAAACTTCAAATACTTTTAATAGCTGGTCTGTTTCGTTTATCAATTCAATAGTGAATAAATGCGGGAACATTCCTACCATTTCTTCCCATATGCTGTTAACGTCGCTGCCGTTTCTTCTATCCGTTACAAGTTGCCCTACATACTCCTTAAGCATTTCGTTCCATACTGTACCTAATTCCCGCTTTGTCCTGCTGCCGACATAGAACTTTTTACCCCTCATGTAATTGTAGAAGTCTTCATAGATACCCATTACTTAACCGTCCTTCCTAAACAACCTTTGTTGTCACAGGTTCTACAGTCGATTCCGCAAAATCCTATATAACGCTTCGGGTTAATTCGCTTCGCCTTGTCCGCCGGGTATGTATCTTCTTTTACTTCCAGGTCGTCTATTTTTCCTTCCAGGTATGCTACAATCACGTCTATAGCGTTATCCGCTTCATACACTACTAAAGCTTTCCCGCCTATTTCATTGATTGTATTAATAAACTCTATTTGTGCGTCTGTAGGCTTGTTACTTCCTACCTTTAATTCGATATAAAGGTTGTTATATCCGCTGGCTGCATACGGTAAGCAAATATCACTTACACCCGGCTTCATTCCCTGGCGTTTTAAGTTCGCCCCCGCTGCCTGGCTGCGCTTCCCTTCATTCGCTGCGTGATACATAGCTTTTAAAGCCGGATACTTCGACTGCTGCCACTTAGCCCATTCAAATATAGCTATTTGTGCCTGGTCTTCTGTTTCCTTAAGTTGCATACTCTAAAGCCCTTTCTGCCGCTTCTATGAAGTATTCATTACGGCAACAGTTTTTACAATCTTCTTCTAACTCTTTATCATCCGGGTTATAGCAGCCGCTGCACTGTCCCGACTGGTTTACAATCGGGGAATCAAAACCGCATTTATCGTAATGAATCCGTATAGGGCATTTTTTTAATATCCTGTTCGTTTCCTTCTTGCGCTTCTCAATCTGCTGGTACTTCGTCATTATCTCCGCCCCCTTCTGCTATGTGAGTATAAAAGGCTTTTGTTATTTCATCTACGCCCAACCACGGTATAGCCCCATCTGCAAGGAATTTTTTTAATACCGCGTCTAATGTCTGCCCGCTTAATGCAATACCATTAGCTAAGCCTTCTTCATAACCATTGCCGTAGCTTTTGTCTGTTACCCTGGTTAAATACCCGTCTAACTCCTTTGTAGTCATTCGTTTAATACGTCTTGCTGTGTCCCGGTCAATTCCTAAAGTTTTTCCCATTCTAATTCTGTTTCCTTCCATGTTTGATTTATTCTTACGAAAGTATAAGCAAAGAACGTATAGCCCGTCTTTTCGTGTATGCCTTCCCGAACGCTATCACCGTCCAGGTAATAGGATTGTTCCAGTTTCTTAGGCAGCCTGGCTATTCTGTTGTACCATCCTTTATCTTTTATAGGCTCTTTTCTGATAATTGTAGGTTTTCTAAGGTTCTTTGAACTATTCCAGCGTTTACCCTGTAATGCTTCCGGGTCTTTTAACATTCCGTCGCTTTGCTTAATTAAATATTCTGCCAGCTTTGCATATTGCCCGGTATCATCTAAAGGGTTAAAGTGTGTCCTTCCCCTTCCCTTCCAGGCTTTCGTTATTGCCCGCTGGCTAACTTCGTCGGGTGTATTTATTACTAAGTGGTGATGTAACGCGCCCTTCTTCCCAATCTCCATAACATGTATGTACTTAAGCACCAGCCCCAAGGATTTATACAGCTTCCGTAACTCCTTTAAGAAGTCGTCTGCGTCTGCCCTCATTGCTTCCCTTCCTATAGGTCTTTCACTTAACTTATAGTCAAGTACTAAGTGGGTGTCCCCTTCTCCGAAGTTCTCGTTAATCAGCCTTCTTAGTTTCTTTTCTGCTGCTCTTTTATTTACTTCCTTCTGTTCTTCTTTGGTTAAGCTTTTCTTCTTCCCCCTTCCTATTCCCTTTTTGTTATAACGACTGCTATAGTACTTAGATACCTCTATCGTGTTACCAGCTTTTACTATTTCAATGATGTATGGCATAGTATACCCTGTCCCTAAAGTTAATACTTTTATCAAGCCATAAAAAGGGCTAAAACCCTTGAAAAATCAACGTTTTTCCTTGACTTTAGCCGCACACTTTGGTATACTATTCTTGTGAGTAAGTATGTAGTGTACGGCTAAGCCGCTAGGTTATTTCCCGATAACTTAGCGGCTTACTTTTTGTCCCTTTTACGGTTTCTTCGGGTGCTAATATGTCTGCATAGTAAGCCTTGCTATACTTCTTTCGTCTTAAGTGTCTCGTATGCGTTTACTGACAGTTCGTAGCATGTTCTAGGCTCTTTTTCCCCGTCCTCTAACTCTTTTATGTACTCTCTGCTTTGTAAGCGTCCTACGGCTTCGATACAATCCCCTACCTTTAAGCGTTTGTTAGCCCTGGCAGCTGTACCATTCCACATGATAGTAGGGATATAGTCACTTGTGCGGCTTTCGTCCTCTCTGTTACATGCTAATATAACGTCTGCTATACGGATTCCACGCGGGGTACTCCTAATCGGTACTTCCTTGCATACATGCCCCGTAAGTACCACGCGATTAGCAACCCCTTTGTAGTCTTCGTCTTCGCTGATTTCAAACGCTCTTACAGATATATCTAACTTATTATCCTGCTTTAAGTTCCTGGTTCTTACCTCTCCCTTAATAAGCAGCTGCGCCCCTACAATCTCCTTTACTTCGTCCAGGTCTGCCAGGGTGTTATATGCCTTCGTGTCTTCCGCAACCACAATAGGCAAAATATCCACTATCCCACTTTCCCTTGTTACTGCCACATTAAACTTGTAATACGCTTTTCCTTGTTTATCTACGCTAACCTGTTGTGGGTAGTCCACAGGTTCGCCATACAGAATTATGTAATTATTCATTCGCTGCCTTCTCCTTCTCTGTTTCCGCCCATTTACTTTTAAAAGCTGCCAGGCGGGCGTTAAAGTCCGCCTGTGCTGCTTCGTCTACCGGGCTTTCTTCTTTTGGCTCTATGTGTCGTCTTCTAAGTTCCGGGCGTTCTGCTACAGTAAGTACCAGCGTTCCGCTGCTATAGAAGTCTACTAAGTGCTGCTGCCCGCAACATACACAAGTATTTACTGTATCATCCTTTAACCCGGATAGCCCGCCGCCGCATTTTAGGCAGCTTTGGGCTTTCTTATTATTCTTGCTTGTACACCTTTTTAAACTCATTTCACCGCTAACCCCTTTTCTTCTGTATCCTTTGCAGCTAAAAACATTGTGGTAGCGATATATAACGCCTTCCGCGTCACTTCGTCCAGCTGCTCTACAAGTAAGTTAGCTTCGTCTGCCCTAGCCTTTTTCTTCTCAATTGCTTTTGTTACTGCTTCTGCCATGTATTAGCCCCCTTCCTTCGCCTGTTTGCTGCCAGGCAGCCTTTATAAAGTCTTTCTTCTCTGGTTAAGTCCTCTTGTGTGCTACTGTTCACTTTCTGCCCGGTATAAGCCACACAAGAAATTACTGTAGAATCCTTCGTAGTACAGTTCCTACGGGCTTCCGCTTCGTTTTTGGCTGGTACTAATCTGGTCTGTTTTCTGCCGAAACTCATTACTTCTACTACAAACTTTTTCAATATCCTATCTTCCTTTCCCTTTAACTATGTATTTTTGATACCTATAAACAAGGGCTTAAGACTGCTGCCACAGTCTGTTATCTTTGGTTTCGTAATGCTGCTATTTCTTTAGCTATGTCTTTCCCGGTGTATTCTCCTAACAGCTTTTCGCTAATCTGATACGCCCAGGTGCTAGAACCTGGAAGCTGTATGGCTATTCCTATGTTTAGCTTTTCTTGCTGCATAGCCACGCGGACAAATTGGGGCGAAACGCCTAATATTTCCGCTGCTTCCACTGGCTTTATGTTGTTGTCTCTCAATCTATCCCCGCTTTCTATTATGTATTCTTGTTCCCTCTGCATTTCCCCAGGCTTGGGACTGGCTACCTTGATAGGCTGCATTGCTAATCTTTTGATATGCGCAAAATAATTGTATTCGTTCCAGGCTTTCACATTAAAAACCTGTCAAACTTGTTGACCGTCGTAAGTTTCACTTTAAAACTTACCTAAACTTGTTGAACGATACACAATACAATTATTTGCGCGTCCTCTGCATTTTCCCAGGCTTGGAACTGGCTACTATGTAGGCTGCATTACGCGGCGGCTGCTGCCGCCATATTCATTTTTTTATCTTTAATCCCATTTTCCAAAATGCCAACGTCTAATTCCCTTAACAGTTAAACAGCCGCATTTTTGGTTAAAAAAGAAAGTGATTTTATTATTTTTACCCCCGATATTCAAAGAATTATTATTTTTTCCATATCTTACATATTTCATTTTCTTTATTCTCCTTTAGTTCCGCGTAAAGGATACTGCGGCTTGTGTCGCTTGTGTCCACCCATGCTTTGAACAGGTCTAAAAAATCGGTAAGTGTAATGCCTTTTTTACACAACATGTCTTTAAACTTTTCTGCCCCGTCAAGGGCTATTTTGCTTCTTTCGTTCTCCCGTCTTTCATTGTCCGCTTGTATTTCAACCTTTAAAACTGATAGGTCTACTTTGCCGTCGTACATATCTTGACAATATTGTTTTGCCGCCTTGGACGTTGTAAACCTTTTTACCCTTTCTGTGCTTATGTATTCTTTGTTTTTGATATCCCATCGAGTAACATGGTACGGACATTCCGACGTTTTACCGTCAACCCAATGCGAATAGTGAAGTTCATACTGTATGTTGTCCCGCTGTGCATATTCCCCGCCGTACCGCTGATTTCTAAATATTAATGGCTTCTTCATTGTTTAATCTCCTTTTCTTTGGCGTTGATTGTTGTATTTACGCGTCCTCTGCATTTTCCCAGGCTTGGAACTGGCTACTATGTAGGCTGCATTACGCCGGGCGGCTGCTGCCGCCCTGGTGCTTCTATTCTTCTTCAAGCCGCCATTCTTGCGGGGTAAGGTCGTAAATTCCTTCGCAATCTGCCGCGCCGCTATGATAATAAAGTTTTTTGTCAAGTGTCATTAGCGCGGTTCTTATATTGTTTCCGGTGATTTCAGCAAATGAACTTTCCAGCGCGTTACTGTACCACATTCCGCAACCACCCGTTGCTACCAGGAAAACAACTTTAAGCAATGCGGGGTTTTCAGTTCTGAATACTTGCATAGGGATAATGTAAAGGTCGCCCCCCATATAAACACCTTCGGATAGTTCAATTGTTCCGTCTGACTTTTGATTACTGTAAACGTCCTTAACCTCTTTATAAATGTTGAATACATGTCCTTTATATTCTGTGGCGGGATAACGGCGGGCATTTGCTTTTGCAGCTTCACGAACTGCCGCTTGCTTTTCTTCTTCGGCTACGGTAAGTTTCGCTTCATACTGTGCTATTATTTCTTCTCTCGTTCTACCGTCATAATAACGGCTGCTTGGGTGTTTATCGCTCCAAAATTCGGTTATTCCTGTTTTCGGGTCGGTTACTTCGTAAAAATTTCCGTTTTTCTCTGTGCTATAGGTTTTGCTTGACATTCCGTACTGATTCGGGAAAATACTATCTTCGCAAAACTCAACTCCGTAAATAATTTCGTTTTTGGCTTCTTGATACTCTGTGAATGTAGCGTATTTGTTTTTCATAATGTTGTTCCCTTTCTTCGTTGGCGTTGTTTATCTTGACTATGGAGTTATTATATATTCCTTTGGCGTGTTTGTCAACACTTTTTTCAAAAAAATATTGACAATGGCGTTTTTATATTATATATTCAATTTATCAATTCAAAAGAAAGGGGGTAAATTATGGATAGTAATATAGCTTTCGGACTTCGTATAAGAGAATTACGGAAGACTTTAGGTATGACGCAAAATGACTTTGCTGTTCAGATTGGATTAACTCAAAATACTATTACAAAATACGAAACAGGCTTAAGAAGCCCTTCAAATCAAATCGTTATTTCAATTTGTCGGGAATTTAATGTTAGTGAAGCTTGGCTAAGGACTGGCAAAGGTGAAGTTTTTAACCCAATGTCCGAAGACGAAGAATTAGATTTATACATAGGTCGTATTTCCGGCGGCGACGATAGTTTTAAAAAGAATCTGATTAAATCACTATGTAAACTATCAGAAGACGAATGGGACGTAATTAAAAAGATTGTAGAAGATATGAAAAAAGGATAGACGCGTTAACGCCTACCCTTCAATCCCAGGATATAAAAGTATATTTTCCTTAGTAGCCTTTCTTCCTGGATAGTGTCTATAAGGTCGTGTAGCTTCTTTCGCATATGTAGCCCCCTTCCTTAGTGCTATCCATTATATAAAATTTTGCCCGGCTTGTCTCATATTCTAAAATCATTTCCAGGATTATGGAAATATTTTTACCGCCAGGCTTTCAAAGGCTCTGTTATGGTATACTACTTATATTCTGATTCGTACAAGTCACTTATGCGGCAATTCAGCCCCTGGGCTATCTTTTCCAGGTTAGCCAATGTCGGGGAAGTTTTACCGTTTTCAATGTTGTTAAGTGTGGACTTGCTTACACCAGTCATAGCCGCTACAGCTTCCAGCTTTAAACCTTTGGCTGTACGCATTTCCCATAGCTTTATAATTACCATTTCCTACCACTCCTTTCTAGTGATAGAATAATGGCACAGAAGAAGAAAGGGATACTAATGTTATATAGCAACGGACATATTATTTCTGATTATTCAGCCCCGAACACCCGGGAAGAATATTACGACCGTACATTTCGCCTTGTCGGTGTTACTTTTGATAATAAGGACGGAAGCAGTCGGCAACAATTATTAGAAGATATTAAAATGTTTCATGGTTCTAATGGATATGACTATAAAAAAGGTAATCTACGGGTAGAACTTGTAAAATACAAATATGAGAACGAGGAAGCTATCCGCCTTGAAGTTGGAATAGGGCGCGATATTTTAGGAAATGTATCCCGTGAAGATTTACCCTTTATCCTTGAAAACTATGATTTTATAAAGGAAGTCCACTACTTAGATGTATACTATGGTAATCCTTATGGTTGTACTTATACAGTGACTTTCAAAAATCCAAATTATGTACCACCAGCCCCACCCGTTGAAGAAAAGCCAGCCGAAGAAAAACCTATAAAAAGAACTTCCTTGTTTTCTAAATTATTTAAAAATAAATAGAAAAAGCCGCCCCAGGCTGCCACCCGGAACGGCTCACGCGATACCTATAAACACAGGGCTTACAAGTAATCTTCTCGCAATATGATTATACCATAAGCCCAGCACTTTAAAAAGGGCTTATTTTTTTCTGCCCTTTATTAGAAAGGCTGTGATTATATGAAATTACCTAACGGTTTCGGCTCTGTTCATAAGCTATCCGGTAACAACCGCCGTAACCCATATGTAGCGAAGAAAACGAAGGGCTGGGAAATAAACCCGGAAACAGGAAAAGCAAAGCAACTTTATACTACCGTCGGTTACTATCCTACCCGAAAGGAAGCACTAATAGCCTTATCGGAATTTAACGCCAATCCTTACGACGTGAACGCGGCTAAAGTTACTTTTGAAGATGTATACGAAAAATGGAGTACCGAACACTTCACCGCAGTAAGTGATTCCAATGTAAAGGGATATAAAGCCGCCTGGCTGCTTTGTGATAAAATAGCCAATATGCGTTTTGTAGATGTGAAATTAGACCATTTACAAATGATTGTTGATGAATCCGGTAAAAACTTCCCTACGCTAAGAAAACTTAAGGTTTTGTTTGGTATGATGTATAAATACGCCGTTATACATGAAATCGTGCCAAAAGAAAGAGACATGGTGGAGTATGTAAATATCAAGAAAGCTGGGAATCCAAATTCGTATGACCGTAAACCATTCACCAAAACAGAAGTTAACCGTATATGGGAAGTCAAAGATACGAATATTTATTTTACCGTTGTCCTTATGCTGATTTATACAGGATGTCGTATAAGCGAACTGTTAGACTTGAAAAAAGAAGATATTAATTTAAAAGAACGATATTTTAAAATTATTGAAGCTAAAACTGCTGCCGGAATCCGCACCGCACCAATAGCCGAAAAGATATATCCATTCTTTGAATATTGGTATAACTTAAATGATTGTGAATACCTACTAAGCAACCCGGAAGGACAACATTTCCAATATCGTAATTACTATGATTCTTATTGGCTTCCATTAATTGAAACTGTTGGAATGACACACCGCCCGCATGACTGCCGCCATACTTGCATATCACTTTTAGCAGTCGCTGGGGTATCTGATAAAATCATAAAAAAGATTGTAGGTCACAAGGGACAAGGCGTTACAGAAACGGTATATACACACTTTGAAATAGAAGAACTGATAGACGCAATCAATAAAATTTAAGGCGGGGCTTATAGCCCTACCTTATTTTTTTCGTGTTTTTCCTATAATGCGCCTTACCTCTGACGTTTTTACACAATGAATATTTCTACTTCCCGTTTCATCATTTAGAAACCCTGGCTTTAAATATATAAAATATCCGTCTTCCTTTGTATATGATAAATCTTGTATCATATCATAATATTTTCTAGGTACTTGCCATTTTTCTAACATTTGCCGCTGTTCTTCGTTAAATCCTTGTTTTTTCTTTCCTAATCTGCTTTCGCCTGCTGCCAGGTCGTCGCATACCAGCGCGTATAGGTATTCATTAACTGACATTCCCAGGGCGGCAGCAATAGCTTTTATCCTACCCTTCTCCCCTTTCGGTAAAGTAAATTCTATTCTATCATAATGTTCCTTTCGGTGTTGGTTTTTGTACTCCGTTCTATTCATCTTTAGCCCTTCTTTCCGCTTTTTCACAGTATAACAAAGTCTTCCGTAAGACACAAGTTTTTATTTTATACATTTGTTAGTTACCTGTTAGTTACGTGTTAGTTACCGTTGAAATTTTGTGCTTTTTTGTGGTATCCTATAGTATCACAGGGCATAGAGAAAACCCAGGAAACATAAGCTTTTCCTGGGTTTGTATCTTTTCTGTTTTTCCTCTGTTATTATCTCTTGGAGAACTGCGGAGCTCTTCGTGCTGCTTTGAGTCCGTATTTCTTTCTTTCTTTCATACGCGGATCTCTGGTTAAGTATCCGGCTCTCTTTAATACAGGTCTGAATTCACTGTCA